CTCCCCACCGGTTCCGGCGGCTCCGGTGGGTCGGGCCCCGAGGAAGCGTGGTCCTGTCGCTACGCGGCGACCGATGCCGTCGGTGCCGTGATCGACGAGGTCACCCTGCCCGGTGACTGCTCGGACCCGTGCCCGATCATGGTGCCCCGCGTGTGCACCCTGATCGGCCTCGACGACTGCCCCATGTGCGAGCGAGCCGACATCACCTGCACCTTCGCCGGCGAGGGCATGGCGACCGCGTACAACGGACTCGGGCTCAGCGCGACCTGCTTGTGATCGGCTACGGGATCCGCCGATACGCCTCGACGTACCACCCCTCCGCGGGACGCCCCGAGCCGCCGGCGGACCAAATGAATTCGATCCACGAGCACCCGTCGCTCGCGTTCAGCAGGGACATCCCCGTCACATCGACCGGTCGGTAGATTGTTGCCCCTCCCGCGCCCACAAACGTCACCGCGTTTACCGTGTCCAGGGACACGAACCGGATCCGGCTGCCGTGGGTGTCTCCACCCTCACCGAGGGTGTAGACGCGAGCGTCGCTAAGCCCCGAGACGATCACCACGTCTGCGTCGGCGTTGCTGTAAACCGAATTTGAGTCCGCCCCTGCGATGACTCGCCACAGGATGCGCCCCGCCCCGCTCAGCGTGCGCGGCCCCGTCTGGGTATAGGTGGCGCCCTCGTTCACCACGGCGCCGCTGTTTTCCGCCACCGTTCCTCCCGGTGCGATTGCCAGCACGCCGCTGGCCGCCACCACGAGGTCACCCTCAATGGTGGCCAGTGCCCCGTCCTCGATGACCAGCTCCGACCCGGCCTCGTAGGTGTCGGTGGAGCCGCTCGCGTGCGTCCGCTCGTCCCCGTCCGGGGCATCGTGGAGCGCTGCCGTGCGGTCCGCTAGGTCCTCCAGCGCGGCCCCCAGGGTGGTCGCGTTGCGCGGATCCCCGTCATCGGGGAGCGTCACCGTCGCGTGATAGGTCGCCGTCCCGGCGTATTCGGTACTCATGCTCCAGTGCCCTTCCAGTACGCCACGTTGGAGTTGCGGTCGCCGAAACGGACCCAACCCCCATCGGGCTGCGCCGCTTCCCACGCGGTTTCGTCGAGCACGATCACCACGTGCACAATCACCGCGTGCGCGGCGCCCCACTCATTCGCGATGTCCCGCACGCGAGCCACCTCCACGATGGTCGCGTCACTCCCGATCGTCGCCTCGGGGTCGTCTCCCCAGTCGCCCGAGTCTCCCCAAAGACCGTCGCTCACCCACGCGGAGTCGTAGACCAGAAGCCAGACGCGCGACCACTTCTCCTCGTCGCCATCCCAATCCCACGACGTGGCGCCGATGACGCTCGGCTCTCCGCTCTCCGAGAGCTCCAACCGGTTCCCGTTGTTGCTCACGACGGCCAGGCGCACCGTGTCGGGCGCGATCTGCCCCTGGACCTGCTCCATGAGCGCGAACGGGTTCCCGCGACGGGCGTGGATCTGGCGCCACTGCTGGCACCGAATCGCGTAAGCCGCGTCCGTCTCCGACGGCGTGCGGGTCATGCGCCGGTCGCGGCCGATCCTCGGGAGGGTGGAGGGGGAATACAGGCCCGGCTTGCGCAGTTTGATCGACGCGACGAGCGCGTCGCCCATCGAGTCGAGTTGCCCGTTGATCGCGAAGAACAGACGCGACCCGAAGAACCCCGAGAGCCAGCGAGGGATGCGCCCGAAGAGGACGTCGCGAGCGTGCTGCGTGGCTCCCATCGCTCACCCGGTGATCGCGGTGCACGTACCCGTGACGGTCCCCAGGGTGGGGATACCGTTGGCGGCGATCGCCGTGTTACCGCTCGGGATCGTCACCGAGAAGTGCACGATCTCGGGACGAGCCGCACCGATTGCGGCGCAAAGCCCGTCCAGGTACACGTACCCGACCGCGCTCGGAGGAATGATGTCGCCACCGATCGGGCGCTCCGCGAAGAACGCCGCCAAGGACGCCTCGATGTCGGCGGCAACGTCCGTCGGGGTGGCTCCAGTCGAGGAACGGAACCAGGCTCGGTAGGTGATCGGGACCACGTGGTCCACGCCGTTCAGCACGGTCAGCGTGACCGCCAGCGGGGCCGCGTGCTCGTACAGATAGAGCTCCGCGGCAGCGAGGTCGGGGGCCGACAACGCGCCCGATGCCGTCGCGACGGTCACGGCGACGTCGCCCGTCTCGCTGTTCGACGTCGCCCGAACCCGGGTGATCCCGATCTCGGTGCCGTCATCGCGCGTCGCGCGCTGAGCGAAGAACGAGTAGGCGTCTCGCGGGCCTAGCGGGCTTGCGGCGATGGCCGCGTCCCGGCATCGGATCTTCAGCGCAGCATCCGTCTCCTCGTCGGTGCCGACGATCGAGAGGGTGTTGGTCACCGTCAGGCCCGTGTAAGGCGTTTCGAAGCCGTCGATCTGTCCGGGGAGCGCCGTTGACGCGGCCCCCGACTCCACCGCGGCGACCGCGCAGTCCACGCCCGTCTCGAGGGCGTCGATCGATACCGCGGCCGTGTTCCGGTAGGCGCGTCCGTCCGTACTGGTAACGATCAGGTCGCCGGGGTCGAAGGCGTAGATCCCGCCGCCGGCATTGTCGATCGTCACCGTCCCCGATGCGAACGTCGCCACGCGCCGATCGACGCCGTAGTCGTACTTCGCTACAAGCGTCAGCCACGACCTCTCGGACGTCTCGAGCCAACCCATCTTCGCGATCTGAACCGACCACTGCGACCAGGCCGCGAAGACGTGCGAGACGCCCGTGATGATGGCACGCGCCACCCCGCCGGGCTTCCACCCTGCAGTCCGCACCCCGAGCGCCGCGAGGGCGTCGTAGATCGACTCCGACACCGAAGCCGGCGTCTCGGGCGTGGTGACGTCGTCGAAGGTGAAGAGGCTCATTCTGCCCTCAAATCCTGCACCATGAGGGCGCCGCTACGGATCCCGAACGCCAGGCGGAAAGGACCCGCCGCCGTCGTGCCGAAGATGTCGAGCGCGAGCGAGCGATCGATTTCCGTTGAGTCCGTGATCACTACCGCGAGCTCCTCGATCCGGTCGTCCTTCGCCAACTCGCCGCGGATGCGGCTCTCGACTTCTGCCCGATCCTGCCGCGTGGTCGCCCGGCTCAACTCGTCCGCGATGTCGATCCCGTAGTCCAGATCGTCCAGCAGGGTTCCCCGCGCCGTCGTGATGCGGCGGACGATGGCCTCCGCGACGAGCAGCGGATCGTCCTCGCCAAGCTCCTCCATGCTCTCGGTGAGGTCGTCCAGGCAGCGGAGATCCGAGCCGAAGTGCACCTCTGTCGGCGGCTGGTTCGTGGGGACCAAGTCCGCCATCGTGAGCGCCAGCGCCGCGTCGAAGATCGGATTCATCAGCTCACCCTCATCGCTACCGAAACCGCCGCCCACGCCGCTGGCGTAGTACAGATCAGGGCCACGGCATTGGTTGGCGTCGTGCTTGGGCCGATGGCGCTCGCCGCCGCTCCGATCTCGTTTCCCAACGCGCCCAGCGTCCCCGTCTGCGTCACGAGGTGCACCCCCGGAGTGCCGAGGCAGAGGAACAAACCCAGCTGAGCATTCAGAGCCCCAAGACTCGCCTGTAGGTCCGCCACGATCGACGCCATCAGCGCCAGGTCGAGCGTCACCGACGGAAGCCCAAGGGCGATGGCTGCCTCGAGCTGTGCCACCAGCCCGAGCGCCGCTTGAAGGTCCGCTGCCAGGGTGGGGGGCTGCAGCGTTACCGCGGCCTGCGCAGCGAGCGCGCCCGACACCTGAGCCGCCAGCGCCGGCAGCTGAGCCTGCAGGGACAGCTGTGCCCCCGCGGCCAGGGGGATGCACTCCCCCAGCGTGTACGACCCGACCAGCGTGGCAGTCACGAGAAAACCCTCTCCGCCCCGGGCCCCTCGATGATCCCGATCAGGGGAGCGGCGAAGATCACCGTTCCGACCAGCGGGGCCCCGCCGACCGTCCCCTTGATGGGCACCGGAATCCCGGGCGACATGAACACCTTCACCTGGTCGCCCACCCGAGCAACCTGCCGTTCCCCCTCGCAGAGGGAGAGCGAAACGGGCGTGTGCCCCGTGGCACCGATCGGCGAGAACCCCACGACGACCGGCATGGTCGGGCTGCCCTCGACGAACTCGACGAGCACCTCCGCGCCCGGCTCGAGCTCCGCGTGGACCCCGGCTACCCCAGCCCACTGCGGCGCCGGCAGGACGTCGGGGAGGCCGGCCGCGCCGGACACCGCCTGCAGCCGGACCCGACCGTCCGGGGCCATCGAAAGCACCCGGTACCGCCACTTCCCCCACAGCCGATCCGACACGGCGTGGCGCGCCAGGGCGGTCACCAGGCCCCCCAGTCGCCCGCGAGACTCCGCCCCGCCACCGCACCAGGCGTGGATCCGGAGCTGGCCCTCGCCCACCACGACCTCGAGGTCCCGGATGGTCAGCGGATCGGGGCTCCTCTCGTCCTCGAGCACCAGCCCCGGCGCGATCCCAGCCAGGGAGATCGCCGCCAGGGTGGCCATCCGGGACCGGGGGTCAAAGTCCAGCACCGTGGCGCCCGTCACGGCCCCCGTGGGGCGCTCTCTGACCTGCGTGGCGCCCTGGTAGTCCACCCACCACGGGACGCCGCCGGCGGCGTCCTCGAGCACCCTGGAGGCCGCCACGGCCCGACGGACGTAGTCCACCCCCAGGCGTGCCGCTCCGGGCCCGAAGGTGCCAAGCGTCTCCCCCGCCAGGGCCGCAGCGTCCGTCGCCACGGTGGACGCCTTGACCCCCGCGTCGTTGTGGTAGTGCCGGGGGGTACAGAGCCCCCCCCAACCACCGCCGCCGCCCACCACGCGGAGGGAGGACCCCATCGCAAACGACCCCGAGGCGCCCGGCTGTACCGCGCCGCGCAGCGTCAGATCTGCGATCTGAACATCGACCGCGCCGGCGAGCTCGTGCTCCTCGTCGAGGGACGCCTCGACGAACCATGGCCCCTGGTGCGGGACCACCAGGCGGGCGCCCGTCGCGCGTTTGCCGGCGACGGACAGGAAGAGGTCATCTGCCATCGCCTGCCCGCTCCGCTACCTGCGCCGCCAGTTCCTCTATTCGCCGATCGATAGGGTCGTCCACCTGCGTCTTCGCCGCCTCCGGCGCCGCGTACTGCGGCTTCGGCCGGCGGTACTGCATGAGCGCGATCTGGATCTCGAAGACGGTACCGTCCTCGATCGGGTTCGGCTGCGATCGGCTCTTCACGACCACCGACGTCACGCCGAGATCCGCCGCGAATGGGTGCCAGAATTCCAGCGCCTTCGGCCTCACCCCGCGGGGCGGCTTTGCCACGACCGACTTGAATTCCTCCCAGGCGTCCCACTCGGCCGCCGTGCGCAGTTGGATCCGCAGCAGCAGATCCACCAGAGCATCCCCGGTGTACCGGGCCACGGCGCCCGACAAGCCGTAGCCGCGAGTTTGGTCCCAGTTCTGCTTCGCCTCGCCCTTCTCGACGATCGCGAGTCCGGGGGTCCTCTTACCCGCGACGATCGCGTAATCGACCGGGGAGTCGAGCGGATTCCACGCCATCAGGCCGGCTCCGGCTCAAGCCCATCCGGGACGATCCCGAGCTCCACCGCCACGCCCTCGAGCTCGGCTGCGAGTGCGTCGCGGATGCTGGCGGCGATCCCGCGCGCGTCGGTGGCCTTCGTGTGGATGTGCATCTCGCCGATCGACACGTTCCCTCGGCTGCCGCGGCTCCCGCCGGATCGCTCCCCGCGGGGAAGCGTCGGCGCCAGCGCCACCGTGGCCGCCTCGACCTCGTGACGCGACGAGCCCATCCCGAGCGTCAGACCAGCGCCGATCTGGCGCCCATACGCGGCGAACACACGCGACGGCGACGCGATCCCAAGCGCCGAGGCGAACGCCGACTTGACCGTCGCGCCGAGGCCGACGACCGTGCTCGTCACCAGCGAGGCGCCCGCCTTGATCGCTTTGACCAGACCCGCGACAAGAGCTTCGGCGGCGTTGACGCCAGCGGTTCCCATATCGGCAACGAATTGCGACAGGCCCACGTTCAGCGTGGCCAGTCCTCCGGCAACTCCCCCGGTAAGTGCCAGGAACCCCACGAGGGCGGCCTGCAACCAGTCGGCTTGTCCGATCCTGTCCCGCACCCCCGCCCACGCATCGGCGAAGGCGCGCAGCACCGTTCCGGCCAAAGCCGCAGCCGCCACGACCCCCGCCAGCAGCAACGCGAGCGGCGCCAGGGCAAGCGCCGTGGTGCCGGCCAGGGCAGCGATCAGTCCCAGCCCCACCGCGAAGAGTCCCGCCACGACCATCCCCGAGATCAGGGCGACTTCCAGAACGTCCACGTCCTTGAGGAACTTCTTGTCCCCCAGGGCGTTCCGGAGGGCGTCCCGCAGGTCCAGCATCTTCAGCGTCAGCAGCAGCGCCCCGATGACCAGCCCCTGGAAGAATCGCTTCGCCACCATCGCCGTGTTGCCGGAGAAGAACGCCCCCAGCGGGGAGAACATCGTCTCCACCAGCGTCTTCAGTGCGCGCCCGATCGCCTCGTTCTGCGAGAACAGCTTCAGAACGTCATTCAGAGTCTCGAGGAACGGACCGATCTTCACGCCGTCGAAGATCCGCGCCAGGTTCTCCTTCAGCTTGCGGATCTGAACGTCGAACGCGAGCGCCTGCTGCTTGGCGATCCCACCGAGCTGGCTCTTCACGCGACCGGCGAGCTTGTCCACGCTCTGCCCCAGCGCGTTCGCGCCGGCAGCCTGCTGCATGAACAGGGAGGCCCACCGCTCCCCCTGCGTGCTCGCCTTGATCGCCGTGGCGTCGAGGGCCGTCGAGAGGTTCTTCCCCCGGAGCCCCATCCGGTAGAGCTCTTCGGCGTACTTGGCGACGTCCGCCCGACCCAGCGCCGACGCGCCCGAGACGTCATCGATCGCCCGCTGCAGGTCGCTAGCCTTGCCGGCGGCGATGCCGTACCAGTTGGGGATCTTCGTCAGTGCCTCAAGGTGCAGCAGCTCCGAGCGCCGCGCGTCGGCAGCCCCCAGCGCGTACCGGGCCAGTGCCACGTACCCGGCCGCCAGGGCCGCCGTCAGGGCCGCCACCGCGGCCGCCGCGGCCAGGGCGCCCACGGCCAGCCCCGCAGACAGAAACCCGCCGAGCGAGCTCACCATGCCGGCAAGCCGCCCGACGGGACCACCCATCCTCGACGCCACCCCCATCATCTGCGCCATGTTGGCGTCCGCGGAACCGGCGGCCCCCGCCACGTTCCCGAACGTCCCGCCGAGCTCCAGAAACCTCCCTTGCGCGTTCGCGATCTCGGTCTTCTTCGCCGAGATGCGCTCCGTGAGCTCCTTCACCGCGGCGGCATTCACCGTGGTGCCCTGGCGCAACCGGGAGAGCGCCTGCTGCATCTCCCGCAGCTCCCGCGAGTCCTGCTGGATCTTCGTCCGCAGGTTGGCAAGCGCGTTCGCCGCCTGCCCCGCGGCTCCGGACACGGAGTCCTTGAGCTCGACGGACCAAACGGCGGTTTCGGTGGCCATGACCGGATCATTCCTTCGGAGTCAGTAGCCGCCGAATCAGGTAGAGCTCGTGGAGCGCCTGCGCCAAAAGGGCCGCGCCTGCCGACGCCTGCGCGTACGACTCCTCGGAACGAGGATCGAAATGCGCGAGCTCGAACAGAGCAGCGGCCCCGATCGCCAGGTCGCGACGCGACCCAGCGAGCACCTCCATCATTTTCCCTCGACGTGCCCGCGACCCACCCCGGCCAACTTCGCCACCATGTCCGCCGCCTGAATCAGCGTCGCCGGCAGGGACTCGACGATGGCGTCGAACTTCACCGGATCCGGGTGCACCAGGCTGGCGCGCACAAGCTTCTCGACGTCCGCCAGCTTCGCGCTGGACAATTCCTGGAAGCGCCGGAAGTGCAGGGAGTTGGGCCGCTTCACGACCACCATCCCTTCCGACGTGTGCAGGGCCTCGATGCGGTCGCCGATCTCACCGTGCTTCGAGATCAGTTCCTCGAGCACCTCCAGATCGGCCGCCTCACGCTCCGCCTCCGCCACCCGCCGCGCTAGAGCGGCCGACTGCCGGGCCTCGTCGAACTTGGCCTTTCGCTCTTCCGCGCGCCTCAGCCGCTGCTGCAGGTCCTCCGCGCCCGTGTCCACCGCATCGCTTGTCTTGTCCATGTCTTCTCCCCTCACTCAACTCAGAGCGCCTTCGCCTCATCGTTGTTGCTGTCGAACAGCGTCAGCCCGTTGCGGAGGATCCTCATGCAGTCGAACTCCGCCTCCTCCTTCAGCGGATCCGGGCCCTCTTCGTGCGAGACGGTGTTCCCGGACCACACGCAGTCGATCAGTTCCACCGTGATCGGCGTCTCGTCCGTCTCGATGTACTGCACCGTGACGTCGAACGGGACGTCGCCGTAGCTGACCCCGTCCTCGGCTTGGGTGGCGAGCAGGGCGCGCAGCGACTGGAAGGACCCCGGGGGCGCCCCGGCCTTCACCGCCTCGACGGTGTACTTGCCGCGCGAGCGACCGGTGGGCGCCTGGTGCTTCGCCTGCCCGTATGCCTTCACCCGCTCGCGCTTGTCGCCGAACGCGATCGACGTGAGCCGGTACCACCGCTCGCCGCCGATCTTGACGGTGATGGATCCCCACGAGTAGACGTTTCCGTTGATCCGAATCTGGTCGACTGCCATGTCGTCACGCCGCCTTCACGAGGAGCGCCGGATTCGTGAACCCGGTGCTGATGGAGATGAACTTGAGGTAGCCCTTGGGGACACATCCGCCATCGACGTTCATCGTCTTCGTCGAGAGCAGCGGATCGTCTCGCGCGATCGAGACGCTGAATCCGGACGCCTTCGCCTTGAGCACGCCCCGCAGAGCAGACAGGGCCCCGCGCTCCATCTCGATCGCCTCACTCTCGAGGATGAATCCCGTCTTCGGGTTCACGAAGACGTCCTTGCTCAGCCGCAGGGAGAAGTAGGCGTAGAGGGTCGCCTCGAAGAGGTTCATCACGCGGCGGTGCTGGACGAACTCGAAGTCCGATCCCTCCGCACTCCGGATCCTCGGGTTGGTGATGTAGACGCCGGCGCGCCCGGGCTGCGAGCAGAGCGATCCGAGGCGCAGATCATCGAGCCCCGGTTGGATCGTCTCGTCGTGGTGTAGGAGGTTCCCGTTCTGGTCGGCGATCATCACCCGCGGTAGCGGGCCGCCGGGCGACACGGGCTGAGCGATGTCGATCTCCTCCGACACCTTGCCAAGCTTCGCCGCGTAGGCGATCAGGGCGGGGCGCCGGTAGAAGTTGGCGCGCCCCGGGACCGCGCTCTGGTGCTGCGTCGAGCCCGATCCCACGTGCCCGAAGGTCGTCACCAGTGACGAAAGCTCCGTCGCCAGCGCGGTCTGATAGGTAGCGTCCGTCTCGTCGGAATCCGGCATCCGGGGCGCCGCCGACCAGAAGCACGTGAACTGCCCACGCGCCCGCATGGTCGCCACGAGCCCGTCGAGTACGGTCGCGATCGCGGTGGTCACCGGAGCGCAGAACACCAGGTGTTCCCACTCCGTAGCCCACGTCGCGATCACGTCCACCGCGGTCTGAACGTCACCGCTCGAGCAGGTGGGCCCGTTGCATCGGCAGAACCACAGGTTCCCGGCCACCAGCGTCCCCGCCGACAGGGCGAAAGAGACGTTCGTGTCGGCGACGGTGATCGTGGTGTCGGTCCCGAGCGCCGTAGTGGGGCCCCAATTGCAATCCGACTCCGACAGGGCCGCGTTGTAGTTCAGCGACACCTGGTAGGTGATGCCCACGGAGCCGCGCGTCCCGCCGGTGACGACACGGACGGCGATGTCGTAGTCGTCACTCGGGGCTGCCGAATTCGTTCCTCCGGCGAAGTTCGTCAGGGTGAACCCGGCGTTCGCCACCGCTTCGGTGTTGACCCGGTTGCCGTCCGTCCCCGGCCCAGTCGTGGTGATCGCCAGCGAGGCGCCCGTCCGCACCACTCCGAAGCCAGCCGCGAGCAGGGCGGTCCTGGTGATAGCGGCGACCTCCTCGTCCGTCGTGGCCGCGGAGACGTTGATCGCCGTCCCGGTACCGCCGCCGGCACCGTTCGTGTCGAAGTAGAAGACCCGGTCAGCCGCGGCGGCGTCCACCAGAGTGAACGTGTCCGTGTTGTCCACGAGATCCGCGAACGGCACGCACACCATGGTCGCCGTCGCTCGGGCGCTACCCACGGTCGTGACCACGCAACTCCCCGTCACGCCATCATCGTTGACGGCCTCGACGGACCCGTTCGAAGACGCCGCGGCGCGCAGGACGCCAACCGCGCGCCCGTACTGAGCGATGTCCGAGCAGCCGTACTCCACCAGGGGCCCGTACCCGTTCGCCGCCTGCAGGAGCCGCGTGCGCGTGAACGTCGCCGGAGTCGTGAGACTGCCCGCCGTACTCGGTCCCACGTACAGCGTGGGCTTGCCGGACTGGATCGGGAGTACCCCGAGCTGCCCGTCCTGCGTGGTGATCGTGACGATGGGTCGCGTCATGTTCCTGGGCTCCGATGGGGTAGGCGCAGCGTCGATAGCGACGCCGGGCAGTCCCGCTGCTTCAGCTGTGGGTTACGACGTGCACGACGCCGGCCGCGTCCTTGAACACAGCGGCCGATTGCGTGGTCGAGTAGTAGTGCGCCACCGTGCCGGCGGCGGGGGTCGGCACTGCGGCGTCTGCCAGCACGGGCAACGTGATCGCCGTCGTGTACGCGGCCTTGCGGAAGAGCGAGTAGACGCAGTCCCGCAGGTCCTGCGCGGAGATTTCTCGCGACCCGGACGTGACCAGCAGGGCCAGCGCCTCGGCTTCGGTTCGGATCGTGTCGGCCATCAGTCGAACTCCGACGTGAACTCCGTGGTGAACACCGGCGGATCGATCGCTGCCGTCCCCGTGACCCCGAGTTCCGTCGCCGTGATGTCTGCTCCGAGGCCGAGGGCCGTCGGCGGGGTGTCGTCGTCTTCGAGGTCCGGAACCATCGCGTCAACGGTCGCGACCACTACGATCGCCGCCCCGAAGCGCCGCTCCTTTGCCTCGTCGGCCCAACGCGCCGTCTCGATGGCGAACGTCCCGTGTGCCGCGCGATAGACCGCAGCCAGCCACCGATCAAACAGGAGCCTGGTCGCGTGGTACTGCGCGAGCTCGTTCTCCGGGTCCGAGTTGTCCTGACCGAAGATCGACACCGTGAACCGTTCCACGATGTTCGCGATCGGGCGCGGGACTCTGCCCGGGTACCGGGCGCCACCCACGTCTCCGATCAGGCCACCCTCGTCGCCGGGAACCCACGCGATGCGGTTGGGCTCCCCACGCTTGGTGGGCTCCCTCCACCCGAACGACTGCGGCACGTCATCGAGCAGCGCCTCGACGTCCGTGTAGAGCTTCTCCAGAGCGAGGATCGTTGCCACTGCTCACCGGCTCCGACTGCGGCGCGCCGCCTTGCGCGCCTTCGCCCGGCCCCGCATGAGGTGAGCGACCCCCACGTCCACGATGCCCACCCGGATCGCGTTGCCGAGCTTCGCCGGAGTGCCCGCGATCGGCAGGATGGGGCGCCGCGGCACGCGGCCCGCGCCGTAGTGGTGATAGACGTCGTGACCCGTCAGGATCATCTGGACAACGCGACCGCGCGCCTTCGTCTCGATGTGCGCGGGAGCATTGACGAGCGCCGGGGTACCCGCTTTCGTCGGGGGCCACGGGTAGCCGTCCATCCCGCGCTGCTGGCGGACCGCAATCTCGGCCTCCTCCTGCAGGATGCCGGCGATGTTCTGCGCGGACTCCTCCAGAGATTCGCCCGCCGTTCGCAGACGCTGGATCCAGTCGTCCAGCTTCACCAGCGCGGCCGCTTCACCGCTCATTCTTCGCCGCCTCCGACTGCACCGTCGTCCACGTGTAGGGACTTGCCTCGGAGTAGCCGAACGGTCCGCCGCGTGCGATCGCTCCCGTGGTAGGCAGGTCCTGCCGGATCGGCAGCTCGAACAGCCCGTCCTTCGAATCCGCCGCTTCCTTGATCTCGGCGCTGGCCGCCTCGGCGTCTTTCTGGATCACCTCGAATTGCGCGTCGCGCGCGTCCACCCCACGCCGCAGGTAGGCGCGAAGGGTGAGGATCCGCGAGCACCAGAGCCGCACGACATCGGGGTACGGAGCCTCGAAGGGCGCCGCGTACCGCTTGCGCAGTCGTGCGTCGATGATCCCCGATACAACCGTGGACTGCGCGTCAATCCAACCGGGGGCCGCGACCTCGATGTCGTCCACGTCCCCCGCGGGCATGGTGGTAATCGCCCGGAACTCTGCCCGCGTCAGGTATTGCGACATCGTGCACGCCCGGGTCCGGGAGAAGAAGGGGTCGGCGATTCAGCGCGGAGGGGAGTACGCGCACGGGCTCGCCGACCAGAGCCCCGAGCGACGCGCAGCACGGCAGGAGGTCACCGCGCCGCGCGTCGGCCTTGCCTCACGCGCCGGCCTGGCAGCGGTGAATCAGGTACGGGTGGCCGTAGCCGGCCACGTTCCGGCCTTCCATGTTCCACTCGTACTTGTTCGTCCGCTGCAGGATCGCGTCGGTGCCGGTGCCGCCTCCGTCGCCGGTGTAGTACCGCACCGTGAACGGCTCGCGCTCGAGGTAGACGAACCCCGAGAGCTCGTCGTCGGGAACGCCCGCCGGCTTGGCGACCACGAAGTAGGTGGTATCCGAGCCCCAGCCGTTCAGTTCGGGAACCTCGATCACCTTGCCGTAGCCGAGGGAGCGGATCAGGCCCTCGACGTCCGAGGTGCCACCGGTCGAGCCTGCGCCACCCGTGGCGGCGATGAACTTCGCGTCCGTCAGCTGGACTGCGCGCGGGTACAGCGCCGAGGGCACCATGAGCGCGTAGGGCTTCAGGAAGCGGGGGTCCACGCCGTTGGGCTGCTTGATCGACGCGATGCGCGACCGCACCGTCGCCAAGTTCTGCAGCGCGACCTCGGCCGACACCGACACGTCGATCGGTACCGAGGCGTGCGCGTTCCCATACGACCCCGCGGCCGTCTTCTTCGGGTTGTTGTAGTGCGTCGCGTGGAAGAACATGACGTCGTCGTAGCTGTTGTAGCCCGACGAGGCGCCGTTCTTCAGCAGCTCGACGATCTGCGTCTGCGGCCAGTAGGCGGCCATCGCCGTCACCTGCCGGGTCCACGCGGCCGCGATCTGCAGCCCGTTGGCGTCCTGGTCGAGCATCTGGCTCTTGAACAGCTCCAGCCCGGCGTTCGCGAAACGGACCCGGAAGTCCGTCTCGAGCATCGCCATATCCTGGAAGTTCACGTTGCCGCCGAGCTCGCCAGCGTCGGCGAGCCGCGCGGTCGAGAGCACCCACGCAAACAGCTCGCGGAGCCCCCCGGTCGTGGAAACCTTGGTGACGTCGCCCCACCACTGGTTCTCCGCGGAGACGAGCGCCGAGTACGTTTCCGCCTGGATGAGCCGCATCCGCGACTCGAAGTCCATCAGCCAACTGACGGTGATTGCAGACATCTGATTCTTCTTTCCTGTTGGAGTCGGTGGGCAGACCGCGCCGGCCGCGTTCGCCGCTACCGGCGCGCGTCCTGCCCCTGTGGATGTTCCTCGGCGTCAGATCACGGACCGACCGTGACGATGCAGCTCCACGTCGCGCCCATGCAGATCAGGCACGCGGTATGCGCCTTCGACGCGGTGAGAGCGGCGGAGATCGCCGTGGTCCCGTACCGGTAGGTGACCGTGTACGCGCCGGGGCTCGGCGTGGCCACGTAGATGATCGTCCCCGCGGCCACGCCGGTGGTGGGCAGCGTGACGGTGCTGTTCGCGTCGAGCGTCGGCAGCGTGTAGACGGCGCCGTGGATCACCTCGGCCGCGGTCACGATGACGTCGTTCCCGACCTCTCCCGTGAGTTCACCGCCGAGGATCGGACGGCTGCCAAGCTCCACCGTCCAGGCGGCGGCCGCGTGCTTCACGCAACGAACCGCGCCGATCGTGCCGGCGGGAACCTCGACGATCGGGGTCGTGCCGTACCGGATCGTGACGTCCTCGTCGTTCAGCGTGCCGTCGAAGACGAACGTGACCGCCGTGCCCTCGTCCACGTTGGTCGTGGCGAGCGTGATCGTGCTCACCGCTGCCGTCTCGGGACAGAGGAACGTGGTCCCGTGGATCAGCTCTCCGGCCGTGACGGCGATATTCCCGGTGTCGAACACCAGGGTATCGTCGTACAGTGGGGTCTGCAGCGCCGAAAGGACCGCCGTGTTGTAGGTGTCGTCGATCGGCAGTGGCTCCACGAGCACGCCGTCCGTGGCACTGACCGCCCACACGCGGCCCGCGGGGGACCGGGTGGTCGACGTCATCGTGACGGTCTGGTCGTCCTGCACGTAGCAGATCGACCCGATGTCCGTGGTCGCGGGAGTGCCGCTGTCGTGTGCGTTCCACCACAGGGCCTCGATCTCCTTCGAGAGCTCGACCTCGACGGGGAGAGCGCCAGACGCGGCGTTCACCGACTGAGCGAAGCGCCCGATCGCCACGCGACCGGTCGCCGCGGTGCCGGGGGACACGGTGCCGGCGCCGAGCACCAGAACCGCCTGCCCGCCCTTGTAGGCGCGCGTCCCGTTCGTGAGGGTGAACGTCAGAGTGCGGAAGGTCTTCTTTCCGCCCATCCGCTCCGCAGAGAGTGCCGTCATGCTTACTTCGCTCCGTTCCGTGCGGCGTTCTGCCGCGCTGCATCAGCGCGCTTGATGGCGCGCATCACCACGGTGTTCCCAGTCACCTCGAGCGGAGCTCGATCGGTGTGGAGTCCCATCTGTCGATCCATGCGCTCGCCCTCGCCCGAGAGGTTCGAGCGGCCCACCACGGGTCCCGCGGGGGGCGGGGCCTGAGGCGCGTCGTGTCCAGCGGTGGGTGCCGCCGCAGAAGCCGCCGCAGCGCGAGCCGCCGCGATCTGACCGCCCTTGCCGGCGCCGCGGGGAAGGCCGCCCTTGTCTGGTGTCCGGCAGGCCGATCGCACGGTGGCGAGCGGCTGGCTGTTGAGCCACGCGACGGTCGCCTCGGCGAAATCGGGCCGCTGCGCCATCAGCGACGCGCGCTCCGTCTTCGCCTCGGTGCTCGCCTTCCACGCGCTCAGCGCCTGGACCTGAGCCGCCAGAGCGAGGGCCTTCGACTCCGAGGGCTTCTCTTCCTCGTCGTCGTCCTTCTCCTCGCCCTCACCCTTCGGCTCGTCGCCGTCGGGCTCCGGGTCGGGCTCCTCCTCTTCGGCCGCCTTGACCTCTTCCTTGTCGTCCTCGGCCTTGACGTCGAGAGCCGACAGGGCCCGGCGCGCCGCCTCGCGGTCCTCCGGCGTGGACTCTTCGTCGTCGATGGCTGCCTGGAGGCCAGCCTTCACTTCAGCGAGCTTTCCCATGTGATGTTCCTCGGGGTGTGGACTGGCCTCGGCTTGCGCCTCCGCCGCTTGGGCGCCGATGGGCGCCGAGCTCTCGTCAAGCGCGACGTGGCGCGCCGTTGTCTCCTCACCGGAGACGGGTTCAGGTTCCGCGGCGGGCGCCGCGTTCAGGGCCGCGATCACCTGGTCGAACGTCCCCAGGGCATCCGCGAGTTGGGCGGCGATCGCCTCGGCCCCGCAGACGATCCGCGCATCGAGCGCGCGCACCGCGTCCACCGACATCCGGCGCCGTTCGGCGACCACGCCGAAGAAGATCTCCGCCAGCGAATCGACGGTCGCCTGCATCTCCGCCACCGCCTCCGCGGTGGTCGGCTCGTGCGGGTTCCCGTCGGCCTTCCGCGCTCCGGACCGAATCAGCGTGACGTTCAGTCCCGCCTTCCGATCCGCCTCCGTCTCATCGACGATCGCGTTGATGACCCCGATCGAACCCACCAGCCCCGCCGGCGGGATCCAGATCTTGTCCGCGGCGCACGCGATGGCGTAGGCCGCCGACGTCGTCTGCGCGTCCACGTAGGCGTGAACGGGCTTGCCCGCCGCGGCGGCCATCGCGCGCAGCTCGCTCACCGCGTCGAAGCACCCGGCGACCAGGCCGCCAGGAGAGTCGATCGACAGCAGCACCACGCGGGCGGGAGACGCGAGCGCCTCCGCGAATCGCGTCTTGATCTCGTCGTAGGAATCGCACCACGGCTCGGCGTGGTGCATGAGCGGGCCCACGATCTCGAGGACCGCAACGTCCCCGCGCATCTCGACCGCGCGCGCCGGCGCGTCCCCGAAGAACATCTCGAGCCCGAACGCGGCCGGGTCGAGGGCCAGTGGTGCCCGGGGCGCGAAGGCCCTCGAGGTTGGGGCAGGCTGCGCCATTCCGACCGCGACAACGGCCGGCGCGATCGGGTGTCGGAACGTCATTCGGCCGCGTCCTGTTCAGGTTCGTCGGTGTCCTCGACGTCCTCAAACTCGACGTCGATCACGTTGTCGGGGTCCGTGTCCTCGACGAAGCCATCCGGCTTACCGTCGCCATCGCGGTCGCCAAGGATCGGGATGCCGAAGCGCGAGGCCATCTCGCCCACGTCAAGCTGACGACCGCCGCCCGCGCCCGTGAGCGCTTTCGCCATGAGCTTGATCGCGTTCGCGGTGGTCACCAGCGAGGTTGCTTCGAGGTTCCGATCGCGCGGAGGCGCCACGTCCCACGAGACGCACGGCGACATCGAGAGCCGCTCCTCACCCCAGCGCGCGAGCACCCACGGCGGGATCCCTTGCGTGTTGATCGTGTGCGCGAGCTCCGACCCCGTCTCCTCGATCAGGTCGGCGCGGATGCTGCGGTGGATGTCCGAGTTCTGAAACCCGGCCCCGCCATCCGTCGTCACCGTCTGCCCGGCGATCGCGATAACGAACTCGTTGTTCGAGCGGTTCACGGTCCGCTCGAACGATTCCCACCCGCGGCCGTTGCTCTCGAGGAGCTTCACTTCCCAGCCGGGACGCAGCCCGAACACCGTGTTGACGCCCCACGCCATCACCCGCTGCCAGAAGGTCTGCAGTTCCTCATCGGTCGCGCCCTGCGGGGCCTGCGCGACGCGAGCGGGGTTGGCGAGCTTGGCCTGCCAGTTGGAGTCGTGGAGGAGGGCGTGTTCCTTGTGGATGAACGCTCGCCCGACCGCGCGCCAAATCCCATGCTGCCACGGGGCGATGCGTCCGCCGGGAACATGCAGGATCCACCGGCCGTCGCCAGGCGTGATCGGGAGCAGTCCCGCGACCGATCGGTAAAACCACCGGTTGTACGACCACCAGTAAACGAGGTGCTCGGGCGGCAGGGTGCAGAGCACCGGGTAGTCCCGGCCCTCGACGGGGAGGAGCTCCGCCACCCCCACGCCGAGTCCGATCCCATCACCGGCGAGCCGAGCCAGTTCCGCCGGCGGGAACATCTCGTCGAAGACGCTCCTCACGGAGTCGTGCCCGATCTGCAATTCCTCGACCATCTCCGGGTCGCCGCGGAATCGCTTCGGCAGCCGGACCAGACCACCGGTGCGCGTCGAAAGCACACCCTGGAACACCCCGTCGCGCTTCGTCGCGTTCCAGAGGCGCCCGGCCGTGTTCAGGATCCCCGTGTTGTCGGCTTGGATCTGCGCCGACTCGAGGTCGGCCAGCAGCCAACGGGTCTGCGTCGAAGGGATCGGGACCAGCTGCCCGCCCATCCGCTCCCGCGCGGCTATCACCTGCGGGGAGTCGAGGTCGAGCCCCATCTCGACGTCACGCTGATACGTCGAGCGGCCGAGCAGCGCTCGGATTGCATTCCCGATCCTGCCCATGGCGTCCTAGCGATCTCCCTACCTGCCGAACGCCCAGTCCCCGCCGCTGTAGAAGTCCGGGGCCGTGTTGAGTGCTGGGTCCAATCCGTGCCCCTGTCGGGCTCCGGCCCCGGGAGCATCCTCCGCCGTCTCGTCTCGACCGCGCGGCTCCCACACGGCCAGGGACAGGGCATCAGCCCGATCCGGCGACCGTCCCAGGTTCTCCTCGCGCCGCAGCACCGGCTTCGGGGTGACCTTCAGTCGCGAGGCGTGGTCGGTGGTCCAGCTCGGGGCGTGGAGGTCCGCCTCGAGCATCTCGTCATCGATGAGCGCACCGCCCGCGGCGATCCACGCCTGCAGGTTCCCCCACAGCGCGTCACGCTGGCGGCCGTACCGCTCGCGATGCTCGTTCCGGTACGGGAGGTGGCTACCCTTGACCCCGTAGAGGACGAAAGCAGTCGGGTTCTCCCGCGAGTAGTGCAGCAGGATCCGATACAGCGGGTCGCCGATCGACCCGTCGCGGTCCACCACCACCCGCGGGACCTCGCGATCCTGTCGGTGCGTCTCGAGGATCCGCAGCAGGTGCGCGAGGTGCAGGTTTTCGTCGAGCCCCCGGAACGTCTCCAGTGAGAGCATCCGCAGCCCGCGGCGCGTGGCAAATGCGCTCTCGTCGCCGTCGCCACCATCGCCGGCCGGGTCGAGCCCGACGCAGAGGATCCCATCCGCCGGGGTGTCGTCCCAACGGGACTTCGCCTCAGCGATCACGCCGGCGGCGAGGATCTTCCCGTCCTCGCCCTCGACGTCCTCACCTAGGACGTGGATCTTGTAGAGGGCCGACGTGCGGCCGTAGGAGGCGGCCCAGCGCTCGAGGTGCTTCCGCTCACACAGCCCGGGGATCACCGTGCGACCGGCGACCACGTTCGGGCTCTCCTCGCTCGAGA